GTATTTGAGCCCTGCCAAGATACACGTACAGCATTGTAGCCGTCTGCGCCGGGCATGACAGCAATTGTTGTAGGCTCCGCTGCACCGCTGTTATTGTAAACATTCCAACCTTGAGGTAAGCCAAGGTGCACCTTGCTAAACGTAGGATTGTTTACCCGATTAGAGACTGTACCGGCACTGTTAATTGAACTTTGAAGCTGTACTGTTAAGCTAGCGTTTGCCGTATCACCGTCAGTGCGTGATTTAGCCTCAGTAACTACAGCTGCTGCGGCTACTGTACGGTCAGTATTAGTTGCAGTAACTAAGTTATCTACTGACTTAGCAATTGCCCCATCTGCAAGTACTCGCGCATCCTTTTCTGTAACTACTGCAGCAGCCTGAGCAGTGTTATTTCCAGTGACTGTGGCAGTTAGAGCGGTAAGAGTTCCAGATATAGCAGTGTCATTGTCTGAGCGTGCTTTAGCCTCAGCAGTAACTGCACTTGCTGATGTAGTTCTATCGTTAGTCGCTGTCGATATAACCCCATCTACCTTTGTACTTAAAGCTACACTTTCAGTGACCCGCGTATTGCGTTCTTCAAACACAAGCCCGGTTGTCAAGGACGCTAGTGTTAGCCCTGTAGTGTCGGCTTTTCCTACAAGTTTTACGGCTAAAGCTTCACGGGCTAAAACCTCAGCGCTGTCTGCGCTTGCGCGTACTGTCTGTTCACTGAACAGGTCTGCTGCAGATGCGCCGGGAGAGGGGCGACCCACTGCAATCCAGTCCACAGTAAACCTATTCGTCGGTGTTTGCTGTTCGCTTAAAGTAATGCTCAGACCGTCAATAATACCTGTCCACGATATAGTGGCAGTAACTAGCCCGATGCCATTAGCGTCATAGACAGGCTGGCCCACAGTAACAACCCTAGAGGGATCGTTAAGTTCTCCTGCACGTCGATACCAGATTTGACCTAACCAAGCCGGTGCACCTACTTTGCGAACCCTAAAACGCACCTGTTGATAAGTAGCTCCGTTAATGTCAAGACCCGATGGCGAACTTATGTAGCTGTGCGTAGTGTTTATAGAATCTGCTGGAACTAAGAAACCGCCACTAACTGTTGGCACGCCGCCGCCTGTCCAGCCTTCTACCGTACTGTCAAAGTACCATATTTGTTTGTGGTCGAATTGCTCACCAGAGCCAGCAGACAGCAACGTAATTTGCTGCGACAGCGCATTAACAGCATCAGACCTAGTTAAACGCTCCTGAAAGAAAAGTCCTGTAGTAACTGCATTTAAATCACTGCCCTCGTACGAGCCCCTAAACTGTGATGCTAGCGTAGCTCTACTGGCAGCTTCAGCAGCTATAGCGTTAGTTCTTGCTAGTGATTCGTCCTGCACAGCCGAAGTTGCCGAGCCTTTGTTAGTGGTTACAGTCGAAGTTAGCGTACTAACTGTTAGGGCAAGTTGGTCATCCCCCTGCTGGCGCAATGTGTTGACGTTTGTAATGGCCGTGCCACGGGCAGTTGCCTCAGCGAGTATCGCCGCAGCCCTTGTGCTTGCCTCAGCGCTGACCGCATCAATACGGGCCACAATTTCTGCGCCTAACTGAACCGCAGCAACTGACGCATCAAATGCGTCAGTTGCCTTTAGCAAATTAGTCTCGTAAGCGATGTCGCGTACAGCTACGTCTAACCCTCTAGTGAGAATATCAATAGCTTCGTCAATACCCGGCAGGACTGTTGCCTGAACGTAGCCCGGAATACCTTGGTTTCCAGCTGCGTCTATTGCTGTTACCCAATACGTGTACAAACCTCTTACTGGTTGCGTGTGTACAAAAGTCAGAGCGTTAATTTGAGAAACTTCTAGTGCAGTGGCAAATGTGGCACCGACCAGCACTCTGTAAGTTCTGAGAGGTTGTGATGTTACGCAATTTTGCCAAGTAAGTGTCACCTCGTTGCGCCACACTGTACCTACTACAATAGGCTGAGCCGGAGCCAAAACCTCCACCACTACAAACGAAGGCTCTCCTGACGTTCCGTTAAGACTTATGTGCGCAGCCCACACTTTATTTGCGCCAGCAGCAAGCCAGCCCAAATTTGTCATAGTAGCTTTAGCGTCAAAGCGTGTAACGCCTGACAGCCAAGCATCGCCTACAACTATTTTAGTAGTTAACCAGTTATATTCCTCTATGTTAAGAGGTTTGTCCCACTTAACTACTATACCAGTAGACGTAAACTCAAAAGCTAGACCTGTCACAGCGAGAGGTGCTGTGATGAGGCCCATCACTACCTTAGTAGCTTCTATTGGGCGTGAACGTCTGCCAATAGCGCTAACAGCCACTAGCGAAAATTGGTAAGTTCCAGCTTGTGCCGCGTCAATGTCTAGCGAAGTAGACGTAGAGCTTGCGGATTTCCAGTTGTCCGCGCCACGGCGGTAGCGCAACTCATACACAGCCCCGTTACCAAGCCAGCTGACTGTAAGCCTAGTCGCCAACGTTCCGGGTGTTACCGGATAAGTAGACTCGGTAATGGTCAGATTTGTTGGCGAGTCCTGCGTTGTTTTAATAGTGGTAGTAGGTAGCGCCTGAAGCACAATGCCTTGCTCAATCTCAGCATACTTGTTTGCCGAGTATTTAAGCGCAGTAATTTCAGCCTGAAATTCGTCTACCTCAGCTATGCTTATGATTCTCCATGTCTCATGCACAAGCTCGTTAGATGAGAGGCCCCAAACAGCCATCGCCTGCGGAATTTGCGTGAAGGCTGGGGCTACAGTCAGGGCCGATACAGGGCTTGTAGTTAGCGTAGTGACAGGTCGGCTTTGAACCGTACCATCAGGCAAAACAGCCCAAAGTGTGTAGGTCTGCCCGCTAACCAAGCTAACAGGAGCGTCGAGCGTTAGGACGGCGGCAGTTGCCGAAATTATCCTGCCTCCCATGCGAAGGCCAGAGCGCACTGGATCAGTGGTCTGTATGACTTCACCGGGCATAATAGTCAGGCCTTCAAGACCCGTGCGGAAGCTGATAACTTCCGTCTCCATGCGCTCAGTGTACAGAATACGCCTGCCGTATCGGTGAGCCTGTCCCCGTGATGTACAGCCGATAGCCACTACTTCGGTTTGTCTAGCGCCAAAACGTATGACGCTCTCAGTGTCTTCTACGTACTCGATCTTTTGTTTGTAGCGATCTAAAGGATCATTCCAAGACACCAATGCAATTGTGTGTCGTGACTTCAGGCTAGAGCCAGTGTAACTAAATGCCCCGTTAATTACGTTAGCTGGTGCAAATAAGGCAACAGGGTCTGCTGGCGAATCCTGCACAGTAGAAATAGCACCACCGCTCCAGAATGCAATGCTGCAAAACATAGAGGCAAAGCTAGAAATAACATTGTAAGCTTCTTCCCGTGTCTGCAGATAAAGATTGCAGGTAAAGCGTGGCTCTTTACCACCAAAGCCGTCATCTACAAGGCCGTCACAATGCTTGCTAATCTCGTAGAGCACCCACTTGTCCATTTGCTCTATGTTGATGCTGTTGCCCAAGCCGTAACGCTTGGTTGTAATCAAGTCATAAAAGCACCAAGCTGGATTGTTTGTCCATGCCAGTTTAAACGTACCATTCCAAATGCCTGCGTAAGTCCTAGCAATTGGATCGTAGTTAGTGGGGACCCTGACGATAAGGCCTTTCATTTCGTAGCCACGAACAGGCACTGATGAAAAGTGCTCAGCGTCTACGCTTAGGGCTACTAAGGCAGAGTTTGGATAGCGTAGCTTAGACTCTATAATCTCTGTGTAAGATTCCCAAAAAGTTTTATTGCTCAGGGTTACTGATTTTGAGTCCTCAGTAACTCGCCGTACCCGTATATTCCACGGGCCAACACCAGTTAGACTTATGCGATAAGAGCGCTGATATTTGCTGGTAGTCTTACCTTTAATGGTGTCTGCTTTAACCTCAATAAAAGCTGTGCCAGTTCTCTGCACTTCAATTACAAAAGTTACCTCAGAGCCTGAAAGATCACCATTAGTTTTGCTTTGCACGCTCAACGCTGGAATGCCGACAGTCACGCGAATAGCGCTTACATTCGTGTTAGAGACAGTACGTGTTACTGGCAGTATCTTAGTAACCTCTACGCCAACAGCAATTTCAGCCTCAACTCCTTCAAAGCCTGCTAAAAAATTTTGAGATTGAACGCCCTTACTAGAGTCGTCATGCACAACTCCCTGAAAGTTTTGCGTACCGTCAGGATTCTCAAGTGGCGTGTCATTCAGAAAAATTGACTTCCGGCCATTGATAAGGCCTACAATTTCTCCCTCTGATACCAAGTCCAGAACCTTCGCATACTGCCTTGATTGCAGGTCGTCAGGCGACTCTACCGGCTGTCTTCCACCACCCTTACCACCCTTACCACCGGAGCCTTGAATTTCTAACATTTAGAGTTGCTCCGTATACAGGCCAGCCGAAATTACTTGCGAACCAATTAGCAAAGGCCCACCGTAAAGAATAGGGACAGGCCCACCTTGGGCAACTGTGTTTACAGCACCATCAAAAGTCTTTGAGGCCTTGTTTTCAGGGCGTTCTACAGATGACGCAGTTTTTGGTGCAAAGAGCAGTTGAGATACACCACCAATAATTAGCGAAAGACCTACGCTAGAAATCATGGCTGATGTAATAAAGCCAGCGCCTGCGCCTAGAGCAATAGAGGCTAAGCCTGCAGAAAAATACATAAGCGCTGCGCCTAGTATTATTGTTCCCATCTTTCCTGCACCAGCTACTACAGGAACAATGCGGATAACTTCACCATCAGACGTAGGGTAAGTTACCCGCTCATCCGAAACATTTTCACGCGCAGAGCCTACGAGAACTCGATAGTAGCCACCATCTACTATTGCTTTTTTAAATCCCTCAAGCGTAGCATTCATGGCTCTGACAGCTTCAGCTGGTGTTATGACATCGTACCGA